CAGTCTCTTGAGATGGCCGATCGCCTCTTCGATGATCTCCGCGGCTTCCGGCTCACTGAAAGCCGCCAGCCCATGAAGATCGCCGATAAGTTCGGAGAGTTCGGAAAGAGACCTGGGTTGCGCGGTGACGGCCATGTGCGGCTCCTGTCTGATCGGAACCAGTAGTAAAGCATGCTTTACCTAGTGTCAAGCACGCTTTACCGTCACCCTCTACTTTTTATATCCAAAGCCACTTACCGAGCACGCGACCTTGGATGTAGGCCTCCCCAAGCGTGCGTTCGTAGGTCGGATATTCCGGGTTTTCCGAGATGATCCGTACCGTCGGCGGGTCGGAATGCGGGATCGCCATGACGCGCTTCACGACGAGCCCAATACCCTCCCAGACGACGAAGATGCCCGGCGGCGTTGGACTCCGATCATTGGTGTCCACGATCACTTTGTCGTAGGGGCGGAAGCTGGAGGGCATGCTGTCGCCGACGACTGTTAGAATCTTCAAGCTCTCGGCGGGCGAATTGCTAGCCACCCGGACGAGAGTGTTGGGGAGCGACCACGCGGTAATCTTGTTATCCGACTCTGCCATCGCTCCGGCGCCCGCCGCGGCCCGAACGTCGAGTTCGTCGATTGTTATCAGCCTATCACCATCATATGTGGTGTCAGCCTCATTCTGAGGCAGTCTAATGACACCCTCGCGATCTTTGGGCGGCTTCCCGGTAGCAAGCCAACGCTCAGTTACCCTCAAAATCTCCGCGCACGCCACAAGGTTGGGTCCAGTAGGCACCTTGCCGCCGTTCTCCCATTGATTGACCGCCTGCTTCGATACGGTGCAGGCGCGGGCGATCTGCTCTTGCGTCAGATCGAGCTCGAGCCGCCGCGCGCGAATACGCTCGCCGATATCCATGGGCGGATAGTCGCGCATCACTGGTAAAGCATGCTTGACATTAGGTAAAGCATGCTTTACGGTGCGCTCCATGTTACCGATTTTGCGGGAAGCATCGAAACACGCAGGCGGCCCGGCGAAGCTGGCGAAAGCCATCGGCGTCAGCCGCCAGGCACTTTACCTCTGGGACAAAGTGCCGGCCGAGCGCGTGCCCGACATCGTGAAAGCGACTGACGGGAAGATGACGCATCACGCGCTGCGGCCCGATTTGTGGGCGGAAGATTCCGCTTCAAGCGCGCTCGCCAACACCGGCACCTGAAGCAAAACGCCATGCGTTCACCCGCCCTCGCGCGCGTCTTCGTTCTCCCGCAGCAAGCGATTTCGAGTGATGTCGCTGATACCTCCAGGCTCGTTTCGCTATCACATCCGCCGAAAGTATCTCGCCAGAAGGCTCCAGGCGACGCGTCCGAACGGGCGCCGGCCATCATCATTAGTGATCGGCGGCGATGTGCCGGCCGACTTCTGAATTTCCGTTCCCGACGCCTCGCGCGGCGCTCCGGCCTGTCGATCGTGGCAACGATCGATGCTTTGCCGGGCAGCTCGCGCGTCATCGTCGGTCTTCTGCATCGGCACTCCTCGGTCGCCAACAACAATGGCGGGGGTACCGAAGCATGTCACCCAACAGGAATGGCAACGTGACTGACTTGACGGTCAATACGATTGCCGATCGCGCGGCGTGGTACGTCGAGCAGGCGCACCCTGGCGCGAACAAAGACAAACGCATCGCACAGCGATTTCGCATATCGCCAAGAATGGCGAGGCTGCTGCGGGCGGCGAGGGGATGGACGCTCGACAGGATTGAGCAGGCTCGGCGCGAGTTCGGTCCGAGCTTCGATCAATTCGTGTTCGGCCCGATGACGGGCCAAGGTGGAGAAGATGTTTTTGCGTCGGAAGTCGCCGAGCTTCGGGCCTCTGTCGAGCGCCTTGCAAACCGCGTGGCTGGTGGGCCGCTTGCTCGCGGCAGGAATGATCTGGCTCCTCGAGATCGCGCTGGCCGCAATCGATATCTCCCTGCAGGCGACGGCCATCCTGTCGAGATGGCTCGGCATGCGGCTGGACCGGCTGCGGCAAGTAGTGGCACCGAAATATTGATCCAGAAGGCGGCGGAGTAGGGCGATGGCTCGCTTCACCGCATCACCAGAGCTTCACGCCCGGGCCTCCCGGCGTGTTGGCGTGCCCGGCGCTCTCCGGGCTGTTTCGCGTCTTCGGACGCTTTCCTCCCTAAACTGGCCACGGTGCATCCCCTGCGCCGTGGCCGCTTTTTCGGGAGGCGGCCGATGAAGCATTCGGTCAGCGTCCTGCAGCTCGGGCCTGATGCACAGCGCCAAGTCGCGCAGAAGCTGGCCGCCGATCGGCGCGTCGAGACGCCGCGACAGAAATACGGCAACATCGCGGAAGTCGTCGATGGGCTGCGCTTCGCCAGCCGGCGCGAGGCCGCGCGATATCTGGCACTCAAGGCCGAAGAGGCACGCGGCGAAATCCGCAATCTCAAGGTACAGCCGGCGTTCCGCGTCGAGATCAACGGCGCGCTGATCTGCGACTACGTCGCCGACTTCGCTTATTTCCGCGGCAACGAGCGCGTCGTCGAGGACGTGAAGTCGAAGGCGACGCGCACGCCTGAATATCGGCTCAAGCGGAAGCTGGTCGAAGCCATCTACCATATCCGCGTGGCGGAGGTCGAATGACCCGCCGCGCTTTCACATTCGAGACATCTGACAGGGTCGGCACGGGAATAGCCAATACCGCGCACGGTGCTCCTTCGGCCGGGTCAACGGCCCTGTCTCCTCGCTTCCTTGACCTGAACGAAGGATGACCCTGACCGGACCAAACGAAGGAACCTCACCCCATGGTTGCCACCCTTAACCGCGTCACGCTCGCATCCATGCGCGCGATGACGATCGACGAGATCGCGGCGCTCCCCGTCGCGATGTTGTCGATGCTGAGCGAAGACATCGCTGCCCAGCGCAAACAGACGGCCGCCGACGCCGACCGGCTCAATGTCGCGCTCAATTCACGTTACGAGCGGCGCGCGGCCGAGCGGCGCAAGACGGAAGGCAAGGACTTCGGCGTCGCGCGCATCGAGGATGGCGAGTTTATTGTCATCTGCGATCTGCCGAAGGAAGTCTCGTGGCATCAGGACAAGCTCGCCGACCTAGCCGAGCGCATCCGCGCCTCGGGCGAGGCGCCGACCGAGTATATGAGCATCGACTACAGCGTCAGCGAGACGAAGTACAACGCGCTGCCGGCCAATCTGCGCGCCGCTTTCGAGCCGGCGCGGACGGTGAAGCCGAAGAAGCCGTCCTTCAAGTTCGAAGAGAGGGGCGCGTGACATGGCCCTTCGCATCATCAGCGCCGACGAGCGGCTAGCGGCGCTCCAAAGCAAGAACACTGTCGTTATCTTCGGACCGCCTAACGTCGGCAAGACATCGCAGATATGGACGCTCGATCAGGCGACAACGCTCTTCATCGACATCGAGGCCGGCATGAAGTCAGTACAGGACTGGCCCGGCGATTCGATACCGGTCAGGGCATTTACTGACTTCACCGATGTTGCCTGCCTAATCGGCGGCGCCAATCCCGCATTGCGCGATCGTGACTTCTTCAGCGTCGCGCATCATGAGCACGTTGCCAAAGCCTATGCCGGCCTAGATCTCAAGAAGTACACGACACTCTTTGTCGACAGCATCACCGATCTGACACGTATCGCGATGCACTACGCGAAGACGACACCCTATGCGGTAAACGAGCACGGCAAGGATGATATCCGCGGCGCTTACGGCGAGCTCGGGCGTCAGGTGATCGATGCCCTCAAGCATCTGCAGCACGCGCCGATGGTCAACATCGTCTTCGTCGGCATCCTCGAGCTTGAGATCGACAAATTCAAGCGCGAGACGTGGCAGCCGCAGATGGAGGGCGCGAAGGCGGGCCGCGAGTTGCCCGGCATCGTCAACAACGTCGTGACGATGAGTTGGTTCGACTTCACGCCGGCCGGCCCGATCCACAATCCCGAGAAGGGCGAGCATCGCGCCTTCGTCTGCCAGAAGATCAATCCGTGGAGCCTGCCGGCTAAAGACCGTAGCGGCAATCTCGATCTTCTGGAAGAGCCGCATCTCGGCAAGCTCATCGCAAAAATGAACCGCTCGCAACGCGCGGCGAGCGAGCGGCTCATCATCACCAAACCGACCGCCGCAACCGCTTTCTGACCATCCAAAAGAAGGAGTAGTTACCCATGTTCGATTTGAATGACGCACCTCCGCAGCGCGACAATGAGCCGATTCCCGACGGCACCTTCGTCAAACTCGTCATGGGCATCCGGCCGGGCGCATTTACGCTGGTCGACGAGAAAGGCGAAAGGCTGCTCGATCCGATGGATGATGGCCTGTTGCGTGCGTCCAACAGCAGCGACGCCTCGATGATCGATTGCGAATTCACCGTAGCCGGCGGCCAGTACGACACGCGCAAGGTGTTTCAGATGTACACTGTGGCCGGCGGCACGCTCGACGAGAAGGGTAACAGCAAGGCTTGGTCGATTACCAAGTCCACGCTGCGCGCCATCATTGAGAGCGCGATCGGCCTTGATCCCGGCGACATGAGCGAGAAAGCCAAGGCGTCGCGCAAGTTTCAGGGCTTCAAGCAACTCGACGGCATCGAGTTCTACGCTCGCCTGGATGTCGAGCCGGGCCAGCCGATCATCGACAAGGCAACGGGCCAGCCGACCGGCCGCAACTATCCGCCGAAGAATGTCATCGGCCGCGTCCTGACCGTGAAGGACGCCGAATACGCGGCATTGCGCGCCGGCCAGGATGTCGCCGCAAAGCCGAAGGGCTCGGCGCCTGCAGCGGCCGGCAATGGGCGTGCGGCAGCCGCGTCTTCGGCACAACCGGCATGGGCGAAGGCGACTCCCTCTGATCCGACGCTCGCCAAGGCCATGGGCGTGCCGGCATCAGCGCCGAAGCCGGCTCCTGCCGCTCCCGCGCCGGTCAAGGGTCCGGCCTGGCTCAACACGTGACCGATCGTCCCGCGACTGGCGGCGTTTCGGCGCCGTCAGTCGCCACGATGACGGATGACGAGTTTCAGCGGCACGTGACGTTTCAGGCCTCGGAAGCGATCGGCGAATGGCTGATGTCCTCGCACCTTCTGGATCGACAGGTACGCACGATGAAACGGGCGGACCTGGAGGCGATGGCGGCGGCGGCAATCGCGCGGTTCGTCAAGCTCGCGTCCGAAAGGCACGCGGCGGGGACAAAGCTGGCGCCGGCAATGGAGCTGCTGCTGTTCGGCTCGGCGTCTGCGCTGTCTGCGTAGCATCGGCCCGCGGCTTCTTCTACCGCCGCTGGCCACGGCGCAAAGCTGATCTTGAGTACCAGTTTTGCAGCATGCCGTGCCTGTACCTCGGCTCGAAATTGGCGATGGAGAATGACGGCGTGATCGACCGATCGAAGCTCACCGGCATGGAGCGGCAGGCGATCAAGGATGCGCGCCATGCCTTCGCGGCGGCGCTCGCCGAGCTTGGGCTGATGCCGCATTTCGAGAGTCTGTCCGCCGACGCGATCGACACGCTGATCAATGCCGCCGTCGCCGGCTTTCAGGGCTCGATGTGGCGGCAGAGCGCGAGCGGAGAGATACCGTTCTAGGAAGCTGAAATGTTGAAGCGCGAGGAGCGGCAATTAGAGAGTTCGTTGGCCAAGGCCGGCATCACGATCGCCGACGATGGCGCCGGATGGTGGGTCGCGGTGCGAAAGAGCCTTCGCATTGTTGGACCGCATCCGAAGCGATCGATGATCCTGATGGCGGCAATCGACAAGGTGTGCGAGCAACTCAAATGATGAGAGGAGAGAGAGCATGGAACAGCTTGCAAAATCGTTCGCGGAACTTGCCGAGAAGTACGGCCCGAGTGTCGCTGATGCGGCAAGAGGCGCCGCAGTCACGGAGGCATATTCCTGCCTAGTCGGCTCGCTCATCTGGTTCTTGTTAGCAATTGTCGCGCTCTCCATTGGACGCTTCCTGTGGAGAGTCGGCAACGACAAAGACCACGACGATGACGGCATGGCGTTTTTCTTCTCTATTGTCGCCTTCATCGCTGCCGGCATTTTGTTCATGCCAGGGCTGTGGACATGGATCGATCCGTGGACGTGGACGACAATCAATCATCCCGAACTATGGATCGCAAAGCAGGCGTTCCATCTATGATCGATGTTAACGGCGACAGGCCCGGCCATCCCGACGACGAGTTGATCGAGGACGCGCGCATGGCCGCGTCTTCGGATTGGGAAGAGGAGTTCATTGCCGACATCATCGAGCGCCGCCAGCGCTTCGGCCGCGCCTTCATGCTGACGCCGAAACAGCGCGAGAAGCTGCAGCAGATCGCCCATGGCGACGATGAGAACAGGTTTCCGTGATCGCGCCCGATAGCCATAGCGTTATTTGTGACGGCGCCTCATGAGCACGTCACGCGAGCGTCAGGCGCGATATCTGAAACGCCAGCGCGACGCCGGACTCACGGCGGTCACGCTGTTGGTTCCCAAGGCCGCCGTCGCCGACCTGAAGCTCATTGCCGACGCGCTCAAAGTCTGTCCGACGCTTGAAGTCGTGCCGAACCTGCGCGGGCCTTCTGGTTTCATCTCGGGCGCACGGAAGTCCCTGACATGATCCACTGGCAGCGCGTCACCAAATTCGACCCACGCGCCGCCGCATTGGCGGACCGCCACTATTCGCGACGCAAGATCGGCTCGCCTCAATTCATGCCGCCTGGACAAACGATTATTCTGCTGACGGCCGATGCGCGTGCCGTCTTCGGCTGGTGGCGGCCCGATCCGGCGAGCGGCATCAAGGCGATGAATGGCCGCGATGGCTGGACCTGCACAATCTTCCGCAGGGAGGGGGGGGGCAGTCGCCAGCGATCTCGTCCGCGACGCCGAGAGTGCCATGGCTGAGTTCGGTTACGACATCGGCCCTGATGGCATGCTCACCTATGTCGATGGTCGCAAGATAGCGTCGGCAAATCCGGGCTATTGCTTCAAGTGTGCTGGCTGGCTGGCGATCGGCACTGACGCCAGAGGCAAGAAAATCCTTCTGCAAAAATTACCGCCGATCGCCCGGAGCATCGCCGCATGATCGACCTGAACCACAAAAGCGGCCATCGCCCTGGCGCGCCGCCGATTATCACGCCGCCGCCGATCGCTGACCGGATCAACGCCGCCATCGATGCCGGCGTGATGGCGAGGCGCGCGCAACAGCCGCCGCGCGATTACCTGGGCGCCTCCCGCCTTGGCGATCCCTGCGCGCGGAAACTGGCTTACGAATATACGAAAACGCCCGTCGATGCCGGCGCCGAGATCACCGGCCACAAGCAGCGCATTTTCGATGCCGGCCATCTCTATGAGGAGCTGGCGATACAGTGGTTCCGCGAAGGCGGCTTCGATCTGCGCACGCGCAACCGTGCCGGCGAGCAGTTCGGCTTTGTCGTCGCTGGCGGCCAGATCCAGGGCCATCTCGACGGCGTGATCGTCGCCGGACCGGACATCGGCGTCGAGTGGCCGGCGCTCTGGGAAAACAAGGCGCTCGGCGAGAAATACTGGCAACAGGTCAAGAAGCACGGGCTCAAGAAAAATCACGAGGTCTACGACGGCCAGGTCCATCTCAACATGGCTTACATGGAGCTGGAGCGCTGCATCTTCACCGTCATCAACAAGAATACGCAGGAACTGCACCACGAGATGATACTGCTCGACCAGAAG